GTTAATGTCTGACACCGTCTCCATTGTACCATCAGGCTTATCTAAGGAAGCGGTGCCGTTGGAAGCGATATTTAATGTGTATCCAGATGTACTGTATGATGAAAACCATGCACGCCCCGCACTATCGGTGTAGCCCGATGTTGTCATACTCGTTGGGCCAAAGGCTAAATGTGTATTTGCAGTCAATGAGCTTGGGCCATTGGCTGGAACGCTTTCGCTTGCGGTTAGATTTGATGGGCCGGAAGTTGGTGCGACAAGTTGTTCGGTTGCGGTTAGATTTGACGGGCCGCTGGCTGGAACTGCTTCGCTTGCGGTTAGGTTTGATGGGCCAGATGTTGGAGCCTGAGCCTGAGGAATACTGACGGTGCAGTTTTCTACTTTACCACTGGCTGGATTTCTCCATGCGACAGATATGGTGTCCGCTTCTCCGTCACCGGTTATATCGCACAATCCGACTTTAACCGAGTAGCCGCCACGGTTTCCCCGATACTGAATGTATTCGGGAGAGTATTTTGAAAGCTGCCTCGGTTCACGAGACTGCTTACCGTTGCGGTACTTGCGCATTATCCTTGATATTGGTTCATGCCTTGTGGGTTACTATTACCCATACCAGCAGTTGCTGCCTGAACGCCATCGGTTGGTTCAGGACTCTCCCCCTGCGACGCTGCATTGTCACCCAACATCTTAGCAATTTCAGCTTCAGATTTTGGATCGGCGGGAGCTTCGGGAGGAAGTAATTCATCAGTCTTTTCAAATCCCATGGCATCAAGAATACGCTTAAGCATAGGACGCATAAATGGGCGCATCTCTGGTGGAGATTGGAAGTATCTGTCCTGTGTCTGCAATGCTAGATTTGCTTTTTCTATAGCCCTTTGGCCTTGGTCTTGAGACAATATGACCCGAACATTGATTCCGATATCTCTAATTGCATCGGGAGACATAACACCGAATGCCCGGACATCTCCTTCCATGTATTCAAAGACTTCTTCCTCATCAATGGTGGCCATAGATACTTGTACAAGTTTAGTCAAATGATCCTCAAATCCACGGACAATTCTACGCATCCATCGGCGACCAATCTTGGATGCCTCGCGCAATGTTGCTTCTACTCCGGTCGCTGTATTCGCGGGAGCTAATGCCTGATAATCTCCCTGAGCCATATTGGAAACACCTAACCAGAGCTGAACAATTCCAAATACAAAATCAATTAGATCCTGGGTACGGATGTCTACATTAGGCACAGCGGCGAAGGTCATGAAGTCATCAATGCTATATTGATCCTTTAATTCAAATATTTTTCCAGCATGCAATTCTACATCCTCAGGCTCATCTTCCACGGCCTGCGGGTTGACACCGATGATCGGATTCGCAGCGAGTTCATTACGGTAGCTTTGGGAATTAAATTGTTTGTCCACATATTCCTGAAAAGAACGGATTCTTTCGGGGAGACTGTGCCCGCACCATTTATTACGTTCTTTACCTATTGATACTACGGTATATGGAACATGATTATCTGGAGTCAGTTTTGCTACGAACTCATAGAAGATAGGTTTTTCAGTTTCTGGATCTATGAATATGCAAAATTCCTGAGGTTGTCCTGTTCCAAGAACATCTCTCTTCATCCAGCATTCAAGAACTTGCATGCTCGGATTTTCTTCGGAATCAAAATCTAAATTCTCAGTTCTTTCCTCATTCTTTTCAATCGGACTTCTTGGATTAGCATCCTTATTTAATAAATTGTAAAAATCCCCAAAGCTTAACCATTCACGCTCAAGGAACATCTCCTTAGCCCAATTCAAATCTTTGTCATACATTTCAACAACGATGTCAGCATCTTGTATAGATTCTGCATGGCTGGGGCATAGGAAACGGTCTGAGTCCACGACCTCCGACCTTGGGCCTTTGTACTTTACCATTTGGGTTGGGACTCCTTCCGGAAGTGGTTGGAATTCGTGTACACCCGGAGTCATTACGAAACTGGGATCGGATGCAAGTCGAAGTTCTGATTCTCCGGTCATTGGGTTCATTTCTGGAATGAACTGGTCTTCGCCTTCGATTATTGGTCCTTGGCCTGGGATATCTTCAAATGCACCGGTCTGTAAATTAAAGAGTCCATTTCTTTCGTAATCGTACCATGTAGAAACATCTTCTTCGTACACAGCTTTCAGGACTAAGGCTCTTTGGATAAACAGATGGAGGTAGGATTCTTCGAGTCGTTCTCTGGTATTTGCCTGATCCTCAATTTTCCAATTAAAGTATTTATCGTAGGTCTCAGCCATATCGATATCGCCTGCTCCCTGTGCTTCAAATTTAAAATAGGGAGATGTACCTGTGATCTCATCCTCAGCTCTCGCCATGAAGTGATCGACCACAAGACTGGTCATAGGGACAGACAGATTAGAGTGACTAAATATTCCGTCGTACCCTACCCGATCTGTACGATCGTTGTGATACATTTTCCACGAAATCTTATCGTTCTCAATGCGCTCCCTATTATCCTCCTTTAACTGCTCAACACGCTCTAGTGCGTATTTTACAAGTTTTTCCTCCTGTTTCTTTGTAAGCCGTAAATTTGTTTGTTTCATGAAATTCCAAGCGACTGTGCTTTCTTGATGACCTTAACATATGCATCATGTTCACGCTGTTCGAGTTGTGCAATGCGTTGCAATTTTTGATCCTGCGTTAAGTTTTTTGAGACTTCGACCTTCGACTTTTGAGCTGCGACCTTTTTTTTAAAGGCATCGGCGTATTTTATATTGC